AGAGCAGATTCTTTAACTCAAATGTTAGTCAAGCAAGCAACTGCTGTTTATGTAGACACTGTCAAGAAACTTGCTCAGAATCAATCGTTGCCAGCTGAACAGCAAGTTCCTATTGATGTTGGTGATGCTGTAATCGCGCAACGATTTGGCGATATGGAAGCTGCGCAAGAACAATTATCAAGCACCGAATTAGTAGTGGCTGGATCGGCTACTAATCAATCGCAAACCGCATTAAGTTATGCACTAGCACAAGAGACACTAACTAACGTTGCAGACGTCATGAAGAAGATGGGTAACGATGTTGCGTTAGTTGAATCATCACAACAATTTAGTGTTGGGACAATTGATGCTGGAACTGGGCAGGAAATAGGCACAGGATTAGAATTAGCCAAGCTAAAGTCTACTGAAGCACAAATCAAAGAAGGTTATTCGAGGTTATCTGATAAGGATAAGATTGATACTATTTTGTTTGGTGGTGCATGGCATACGATTCAAGGATTGGTAAGCGAAGCTTTACGAACTGGTGATGCCAATGTTCACGACTCATTGCTATCAGTACTCGCTGATTTAACAGGCGGTGAAATAGAATACCCGGCGCTTATGTTTATGAGTGACCCCGGTTCGTACTATCAATTTAAAAACGACATTAATCAAGTACGTGAATATGTAACAAATGAAAATTATGTAGTTGGTGAATCTGCTGACATTCATGCAACTACTAGAAACAGGGCAATAGCTACTTTACGCAGAATTGTTGCAACAGACATAGCAATGGATATGACAAGCCCTGAAAACGTAAAGGCTTGGCTTAACTTTCAAAACATGTTACTAAAAACGTTTACAGCGAGAGTTTTAAACGTGCACATCACTGGTCCGTCTAAAAACCTAAAAATTGCACAAGACTCTATCATTAGACTTGAAACTCAAAACCGAAACCTGCAAGACGTAGTTAGATTTGGACAAATGGCACAAGATGCAAACATGGCTCTCGAAGACTACATGAAGTTATCTAGCGATGTTACGGGTGCAGTTGTTAAGTTCATGGGTTTTGAATTCACCGCTGGTGAAAGTATGCTTATTTCTGATGCAGTACATGCATTAGTAAGTACGTTTACACCAGAAGAACTTGCACAACCGGGAGCCGCTCAAGAATTAGTTCGACGTGCTGCCGAACTGGAACAAGCAATCGTCACTGCTGGTGGAGATATGAAGTCATTGGTTGATGCGCAAGGCATGGCTAATGTAACTGTAGTTGAATACGATCGAGCTGCATTAGGAACAGATGTTTCTATAGCAGATCCAAACGCTCCTCAAGCTACAAGAGTTAAATTACTTCGAGCTAACAACAGGGCAGGATTAGAGAAGTTGTTTTTGTCCATGATGTGGGGCGAAGCGGCTAACGATAGTCCAGTAGACGTAACAATACTAGATGCTATTGCCGGAAAGTTTGAAGAATCTCAGTTATTGAAACAACTTATTGACACACGTAGCTTGCAAACAAAATTCAGAAAAGTGTTTTTACCTGCAGAAGACAGCACATTTGAAGTTGCCGTTATGCCCGGAAGTGGACGCGTTCATAATACAAATCGATCAGCAGAAGATTTAGTTAACGGTCAAATATTTTTCAACAACGTATATGAGCGAGGGATTGCCGCAACAAAAAATGACCCAGCTAAACAACAGAAGTTTATTGAAGCAATGAATGACCTGTTCAACAGCAGTAAAGAAAACAACGCACAAACATCAAGCATATCCATGAAGATGTTACAAGAAGTTTTGGCTGCAGTTGGATTACGTTCATCGTCTTTTATGGCAAAGTCAAACTTAGGCAACACGTTTGTAATTGGAATGAATTCACGAAGTGAATATTTTGCTCCGTACATGATTACAACTATGCTTACAGCAATGGATGTTCAGGGAAAGGTCCGCGTTACTGCTGATCCGGTTGCGCCTAAGCCTTCTGTGTATGACGTCCGTGATCAAATTAAAGGTGATGCAGTTGAGCACGACAAGTCTGTAGCAGGTAATTTGTCTAAGTTCTCTATATTTTCAAAGCCAGAAGACATGTCAAAGATGACTGTCGAGCAGCTTGAAGACATGCTTAAGTATTACAACGCAATTGTAAACAAAAATTCATTGTCTTTAAATGCTGCTGATTTAAACAAGGTTAAGTTAATTCGAGATGAATACAATAAGGTCCTACAGGAATACGGTAGCAACAAAAAAGCACGTGATGTCTCAGCAGTAACCAAGGTAGTTACTAATAAAGCAAATGCTATTGAGGTTTCACGTCAACTTGCTAAGCTGTATGACATTTACTCATTAAGCCAAGCTGAGCGAGACATGGAAGCGGATATCGATTTAAATCCTGCTTCAGCTCGTTCGGAATATTTAGCATTGATGGCCCTTGCTCGTATTGATGGATCAATCATTGAGCAGTTTTCAGCTGCAAATGCATCTATTGGTTCAATAATGGCTGGAAAAATTGTCAATTTAGACGGCACTGAGTCTGCATTACTATCACCAGAGCAATTATTACGATTGAGAAGTTTACGATTAGCTCAGTTACAACAAAATTTCTACAATCAAGACAATCAATTGTTTGCAACAATGCAACAGCACTTATCCGACACGGCTAATTTAAGTCACAAGGACAACCCTATAGAGGGTGAATACGTTTATGGAATGACACATACGTTAGGCCGTTCTAATGATGCAGTAGCAAGATTAATTTACATAGCATCAAAGAAGGGTTTTGACAGAACAGCATATACGATTGCACACGAAGTGTCACACGTATTGTTCATGTCGCTACCTGATTACATGCAACTTGAATATCTTAAAGCTGTAATGCCAGAAAAGGGTACAGATGGGAAGACTGACAAAATTCAGCCATCCATGTCTGATGCGTATACGTTAATTAGTTCAGCAAGCGCAGCGTACGACACACACATTGCATCTGGAGGAAATAAACATAACTTTAGATTACAAAGTGTTTCTGGGTGGAAGGGATGGGGAACTCTATTACACGAAATGACGGCAACATCATTTGTTAACTTCTTGACTCATGATGGTGTTGTTTATTCTGGAGGAGTTGAGAAAAGTAGGGCAGACAACACAACTGCTGTATTGCATAGTTTAGGAAACGTATTACGCCCTATAGCTGAACGTCTTGGAGCAGCAAGCGCAGGTAATGTCGTTATGCAAGACGGGCATGCAATGAATGCATATTTCGTAGATCCAAGCGCTGTTACGTATGGATCAACGGCTGAAAGTGGTAACGAAAGAGAGTTCTTCCCATTACAGCATTACAGCTGGCTTAATTTTACAGTTCATCATCAACGTGAAGCGTCAGGTGCATTGCGCAGCGTGACCCCTTTTGACATGATGGGGTTAGTTGACTCAAACAATCCATTTATGAAAAAGATGTTTGGCGGAAATTACGATCGAGTCAAATTATTAATGGGGCAGGGTGGAGTTGTATTAGATAGTTCTATACAAGTAGGGCGATTCCTAAACAATGCGTCTACTAATACAGAGCTGGCGTCTGGTCAACGTGCAACTGGACGCGTAGTTGGAATGGTTATGTCTTCTGATTACGTGACACAAGAAGAAGCAAAGCAAGCTGGCGCTAAATACGCATTTACGATGAAAAACGTAAAAGGCAAAGACGTTATCTGGATTGATGTAAGTTCTGATAGTAATAAAATGTCTTGGTACAAATTGCAGTTTGAAGGAACTGGCAAATTTAGGAAGGGACAACAGAGAGCCGGTAAAAAAGATTACATGTATATCGTTGAGACAACTGGCGATATAAACATGTATGAAAAAGACGGTGACCGACATAAATTAATGACAGACGGCAAGATGTCTAAAGCAAAAATGCGAATCCTCATTGGCCATGATGCATTTAAAACTGAAGACAAGATAGCTAAGCCATATATTGTTTCAACCGGCAAGGTAGACACCCCTAAGTTTAATAACGTTGTGTACTCGATGCTTGCGCGTGTTGACAAAGCCATTACTGATCATTCTGGTCAGTTAAATTACGATCATCAACAAGGATTGATACAGTCACTAGCAAAAGAATATGCTGGCAGTGACGATGGTTCGTTTACAAATATCTACGGAGTCAATTTGTATAACTTACTTCAAGATCAAAGTTTGAATATTGGTCAGCGTATTGCAAATGCCGATAAGACAAACTTGTCTGCGCAATCTGTTGCTGCAATTGATCCTTGGTCTAGGTACAAATACAACAACACGCAATTCAGGCTGAGATTGACTGAGTTGCTTCCTGATTTGGGACCAGACACATTAGACTTACTTGGCACATTCTTATTCAATCAGCGTCAAAATATGATGAGGCCTAGCGGTGAGTTAAGCGTTTGGCATAACTCAGTGCCTGTTAAATACAAGCTAGGCTTTTCGAGTGCGACATCTAACTCTGACAAGATTTTTACTCAATGGATGACTAATAAGTTTACAAGCCTAGAGGAAATGCAGAATTTCCTGACAACAGTAAAACAAGCTGTTGCAACTGCTCGTGCATCTGGTGAATCAACCATAACCGTTCCTGACGCAATACTTAAAATGGGAGATACATCCATTGATGTGTCTAGTATATTGAACGGCATATTTACTCCTGAAATGACTGATTTACAAGTAGATGAAGCAGCGTCTACAATTGAAAAATTTGGCACAGATTACCTTATAAAGTTATGGGCATCTACTGGCAGTAATGGCTTGACGCAGTTGTACACGGCGTGGCAATTTGCAAAAACTAATCTTCAGCCACTCGTGTATCCATCTACTATTCCTACTACGTTTGAGCGTGATGGCATTGTTTATGATGTCAAATCTCTAATTAATAAAGTTTTCAATGTTGAACAGTCAGAAGAGCAACTGAAAAATTACATTGGACGAAATTTACGCTTTGGTCCAGAAACTACAACAGCAGAGATTACATCTACTCGAAATCTAGACATTGCAAATCAAGCTGTCCTTTATCACATAATGACAAAGGTGTTCCGTGACCAACAAAGTCAAACTAAGTTTATGAAAGATTTATTGCGAATTGGCCACACTGAAAACAACACGACTCAGCAACTTGATCACGTTAATGCATTGAATATGTTTAATACTGTAAGTCATGTGTTTGCCACTGATGCAAGATTACGTACTGCAACGCAGCGAAACTGGAATGACGCAAAGTTAATTGACATTAATGGCGATCATGTAATATTTGAAATACCAGACAGAGACATTGCAAGTGCTGCTCCGCAAAAAGAACAAGGTTCAGTCGTGCAAGTTAATTTACGTACTGGCATTTCTGAATACGTAGTTAAAACCAAAAAGCTAGTTAACGGCGTAATAACCGATACGTGGATACCTGCACAAAGTGTTGACAAAATGTACGGATACAACGCAACATCTAAGCCTAACGACCCAATGCCCAGTACCGCACAGCCATGGACAACTAAGTCTAATGGGCAAAAGTACAACTCAGAAGAGTTATTTGGCAGCGCTCGTAAAGCAGCCGAAGTTTTGAGGTTAATGCTTGGCCCGGATCAGATAAGCAGGGTAGTCGATGACCCATCTTATGGTGCTATATTGATACTTCCGAATGTAGACGCCTTTAAAACTAACACTGCTGATTCATTGAAAAACAAGGGGATAAGTGCGTGGAGGGTAAAGTACAACAAGGATTCAGGCTTCTCTTTTACTGAGCTTAATAGTTGGTGGAATGAAGCCGGAAACCCTAGGTCGCAAAACCTACATGAGTTAATTAAAGCCACACTGCCAGCAACAATGAGTGATCAGTCCGCCGAGGGTATTACTAAATTACGTGTACTAAATGAGGAATACCATATCGCCAAATTACTGGTTGCTCGTGAATCGGTTAAGAAGAGTGACCTGTATAAAAAGCTAGGTGCTGGCGCCAGAGAACAATTGTTTCCAGTAGCAGACAGAACTATTATGGGTGATATTTCTGGTGATACTTGGTACTCAAAATCACCTACGTTTATGGAATCTCCAGAACCAGAGAAGTCGTTAGATTACGTATCTGACATCGAATTGACCAAGGGAGCCGAATCAGACTATCCAACATTACAAGCGTTTTGGGCAGCTAAGATATCAGATGAAACCATAGGTCACGCTGAAGCAAATGCTCCAGACGAACTGGTCATCCACAAGGATCCAAACCTTAAGGGTGGCATACTTAAATCTCTTCAAGGCAAGCGCATTACATTGGGTATTGGACCAGAGATGTGGCCGGTTGTTGACGAGACAATGAGTAAGCGTAAATTGCCTGTGATTAACAGTGGCGAGGCAATGTCAATGAGTATGGATGAAGGCTTAACCGTCTTCTCTAAAACTCCATTTGAACATACAATCGGTGGAATTAAAGCCTTTGGCCAATTTGGTCAGTACATCTTGGGATTTGACTTATCAACCATTGGCATTCAGGGCGCTCGAAGAGCAATGAATGATCCACTTGGAGCTATCCATGCATTAGGAATGGCATTGCCGTCTATGATTATGATTAGCCGGGATAACTTACCATTTTTTGCAGGATATGCTGCCGACTTACTTTTAAGAGGAGCTAGATACAACGCCAAGTGGACATTAGCAGGTAACTGGTATTACGAAATGGCAATGGAGTCAATGCTTAAGCAAGTAAACAAATTGAACAAAAGCAACTACACAATGTCTGAACTTGCTGAGTTAGGATGGAAAAGTCATTATTATGACTGGAAAGCAAAACATGCTTTAAACAGAATGAAGGATCCAGCTAAATATAAGACGTTAATGGATACTCCACTTGATATGGAAGATGAGTTTATTAGCGGTGCAGCTAAAAGTATAGTAGGTGTTAGTGGTCGATTTGATCAAACTCGTTTACTTTGGCGTGATTTGTTCTCATTAAAGACAGCTGTTGATCAAATGGAATTAGCTGAAGGACGAAAGAGATTTAATGTCTTTGCTAATCAACAACAAAATTACCGACGAGATCACGAGATACGTAAAGATAAACGAGCATTAATACTTGACGTAAACTTAGATTTTGGTAACCAACAGTTTGCTAGATCCAGAATGCAAGCTCCGCTACTAAGTGCTTTAAATGCAACTTGGAATGCATTAGAAGTAGCACCCGGTTACAATCGTGCGTTTGTGCACTCGATGGGCCTTGACTTTATGCATCCCGCAAAAACTGCAGTCAATGCTGGCTATATTAGATTAATGCGCAATGGTCCAAAGTTTTTGCGAGGTAATCTATTTGATACAGATTTCTCAGATTATTACACAACCAGTGCGACAGGATTGTCTAAGTGGGCTAAAAACGTTCGGATAGGGCAACAATTTGCTACGTACTTTGCGTTAGCTATAGCTTTTGGATATGGAACTAAATTAAAATGGGATAAGGAACATCCTAAAGAAGCATATACTTGGAGACAGTTTAGTATTTACGGTTTAAAGAATCTTGGACACCTTCCTATTTCGCCAACAGAAACCCTAGGAATTGCTCCATTTACTAAACTAGGTGGATTAGCTAGACCCATAGCAGCTGCAATGGAGCAATCAGAAAGTACTCCCGCTTCAAAGGTAAGGGCTGTTGCTAAGACCGTACTCGATGTTTACGTTTTTAACCGTTTTAACAATTTAGCTCAAGCTACTTACGCTGCGTTGTCTGGATCGTCATATGGAAATCGCCCTGCGTTCTCTCGTAATGAAGGCATGGCTATTGCTGCAGCCAACAAGTTGAAGCCACCACTGATTTACCAAACGCTCCAAGGCCTTGCTCCTGTGCAAAGTAATTTCCTTAGCAACTTTTCAAACTATGTATTTGTGCAAGCATGGTATGAGGATTTAGCTAAATACGCTGCTAGTAAGTCAATTCCTGATGATGAACTTGCTGGATTTGTGTATCAAGACAGAGAGTTTAGTAATGCGCCTGTTATTACAAGTGAAGAAGCTATGACTATGTTCTGGAAGGGTTATGCGCTTCGTATGATTGGATTTGGTTATTACGTGGACCCCGAAAAATTTCAGCGAAAAATGGATTTCAAGATTGATCTTGGATTAGCAAGTGCAACGGTAAAACGCCTATCTTACTTAGAGCGTACGTGGTGGAAGTATGCAACTATTAAAGATGCTCTTGCTGACAAACGTGGATTAACAAATGTTATTGAAGGATTTGAAGAACCTACATGGTCACAAAAAACCTTACTTGGATTTGTTCCTCCATCAGCCAAAAAATATGGAACTAAAATTCCAATGGCTCAGCGCGAGTTACCTCTTGGTGCCAATGCTGAAAAAGCACGAGAGAAAAAATTGCGTGAAGATGAAATAAAAAATTCCATAAAGAGTGAAGAGGGTATAAATAATGGAAACGAATAGCACTTTGTTTACAGCAATTGCAGAAAAATACATCGGTGTATCAGAGACCCCTGTAGGATCGAATTGCGGACCATTAATTGATAGGTGGAACACAAATGCACATGCTCCTCTTGGAAGTTTTTGGTGCGCGTCATTTGTAAGTGCTATAGCTATGGAATGGGAGGCACAAAGTGGGATTGATTGGCCATTGTGCATTAGTGCTGACTGCGATGTTTGGCTTGCTAATGCACGAAAAAATAAATGTATTTCGCCAAAAGGTAGACCGGGTGACATTGTTATTTTGGTATCTGACAATGATGCTTACCATATTGGTATTGTCGCAGGTTACTCTGAAGGCGGAACATTAATTTCTATTGAAGGCAATAGTAATAACGACGGAAGTCGTAATGGGTACATGGTTGCTAAACGCAACAATGTTTATGCCGGAAGAAACAAAGATAACGTATTCTTTATTCATCCGTGGGGATTAATTGAATCTGGAAGTGATTGGAAAATTGTTTATGGAGAAAAGCACATTGTTGCGTTATTACACAACAGTAAAACTTACGCGCCTGTGCGTGAGTTTATTAGGCTTATCAATGGGACTGATGATGGCTTATCTTGGCAAGACGGGCCAGTGTTTAATAATAACCCACTGGCCCTTCAATGTATTGTGCGCGATGGTAAATCGTATGCATCAATTAGAGATCTTGCTCGTTGCTTTAATGTTTATTGTATTGTCAGTAGTGACCAAAAAAAGGTCTACTTAAAGGTCAAAACTGTCTAGGGTGTAATCACTAAACTTGGCAAAGTTACACTGGAATTTAAGCATTGACATACCAGTTTTCCCATTTCTGTTCTTGGCTGTTATGATCTCTGCTTTATCTTCCTCGTCTTGCTGGCCATCCTGACTCCGCTCGTAATATCCAGCTCTATAAATGAACTGGATAACGTCAGCGTCAGATTCAATATCACCAGACTCTCTTAAGTCTGACATCATTGGCCTCTTGTCTTGTCGTTGCTCTACTGCCCTAGATAGACTCGATAAAGCAATAACCGGACACTTATACTCACGCGCAATATCCTTTAGCCCTCTGCTGATAACGCCTATGTCACGAGTTCTGTTTTCGGACTTATATGACGCTGGCATAGCAATCATCTGTAAGTAATCAACAACCACCAAGCCAACATTAAATAGTTTTTTGGTGTCTCTAATTGCATCTCGGATTCCTCCAAGGGTGACAGTTTTATCGGCGACAATACGAACATGAAGTGTCTTAGCCTCCTGAGCTACAATTTGCAGCTTATCCTTCTGGTAGTTATTCAGTATTTTTGTCTGTATAACTTGACTATCCACTTCACTGTAGATTGACAACATACGAGCAGTAACCATGTCCTTAGACATCTCTGCGCTTACAATTAATACACCGACCTTTTCATCAAGATGACGCATAAATCGTGCGGCATTCCATGCGTATTGAAGCCCAAGGCTTGACTTACCCATAGATGGTCTTCCGCCAACAATAATAAGTTCTCCGTCTCGCCATCCTCCTGTTATAGAATCAACATCTTCAAATCCACTTGGTACGCTAAACGCAACCTCATCTTTTTCTCGACCTATAGCAATACCCGACGCGGTAATCATTAATTTAGATAAATCGTCAGTAGCATTTCCGGAATGGCTGTGCATAACAGATTTATTTAAATCGGAAATGATTGTATCTATATCTTCATCACCAACTGAAGCCTTCTTGCTTGCCAGCTCTGAAGAAAATATGATCTCTCTACGTCTATGGTATTCAATAACTAGCTTTACATAGCTCTCGTAATTAGATGTAGTCGGAAGCAATTCGGCACACTGCATAATGTATGCAAGCCCACCACATGCCTCTAATGCGTTCTTCTTCGTCAACTCCTCATTGACTGTGACGATGTCTATATCTTGCCCAGCTTTATCAATAGCAATATATGCATCCCAAATTAAACTGTGCGACACTCGATAAAACATACTCTTATCGATATGTGCTAGATTTTTAAATAATTGTTTACCACCAAGTAAAACAGATGCTATGAGTGATTGCTCACTCATAACATCCGCTGGTATCTCAATATTAAAGCCAATGCTTCTAAGATTTTGATCTTTGCTCATTCATGTATTCCGTTAATCGCACTATCATAACTTCGTTGATGACCTCTTGTAGCTGCTGTCCCTTAATTGGTGACTCTACCCGCCAAGCCTTATAGCCACCAGTCTTCTTTAGGACTAACAATACTGTTGGGTGAAGGTGTTTCTGCTCTAATCCTAGTCGCATACCTTCACATATATCGTGTGTAATCATGTGTGGTTGAGCATCTCCATACTTCTCAACCGCTACATATAACAACACCTCAGATGGAGTAGGACGAAACTTGCACCTAGTCAGAATCCTTTGACATCCACCCTTAATGTCTTCGTCTGTTAGTCCGTTAATAGCCACGCGATATACCGTTTGGCTTGTCTCATTCCACTGAATACTACTTGGCAGCTGTGATAGTACAGCCAATAATTTATCCGTCATTGTCATTGAACCACTCCTCTATACTTGTTGGTAAACCATTGATCAAAACCTGTGGAAGGGCATATGTTCCCCAGTGTTTCCACAAAGAGCGAACTGTTACCATCTCTGCATTCTTCCACTTACTCAACAAGACCTTTGTGCGTATTTGTACATCCTCGCTTGTAACTCCAGCTTTGTGCATCTGCCAGATTGTAAGACGTACATCTTTCCATTCTCTTTCAGAAACTGGGCTTTCAAACGCAAGTCCCCACCGTGCATACTTAAACGCTGAATACAATCCGTATGCTGGATCATCTTCCTTTTCAATCTGTTTTCTTTCTTGTTTAACTGATGTGACCTTTACATCTGGGTCGTGGTCAATTGAATCAGGAAACAACTTGTATCCATTGCTAGTTGTCCTGCCGTTGGCAGAAACTCTAGCGTTTATCTCAAGTAGCCTCTTACCATTTATCTTCATGCCTGTAAGGTAATGAAGTGCTGTGCGAACTGTTGCTTCTGACAATCCCGTGCATTCAGTAAGCCTCTTTATGCTAGGCCAACAGTACCCTTCATTGTCTACATGCATGACGATAACCATAAATACTACAAACCCAGATGGTGTGAACTCAGTTATATGGTCAACTAATAATCTGTCTATCTGAACAAAGCCAGATGCTTTTCCCCCAGATAGTCCAAATGACTTCCCATTAAACACTGTAATCATTTTTGTCCTCCTCAACAAAAAAAGGCCCCGTTTTCACGGGACCCTATTATTACTCGAAACCGTGTTTACATTCAGGACATCTTTGAAAAATCACTGTCTGGTTTTCAACAAGACATTGCAATCGTTCAATTGCTTCTTCTACAGTCATACCTGATGGGACTGTAACCATTGGCAACCTTTCAGGTACTACATCAGGCTCGCCTTTAATTAACCTAGTTAGTTCTGCAACAGTCAATTGCTTTGCCAGTGCCTCGTTTAGCATCCGCTGCTGTTGATCAACTGATAGTGACGCTACAGCCCGGTGATGTGTCCAGCTTAACCCTTCTACTCTATTCTCAATTGGTATTGCATTGGCTACCCATGAGTAGTTACAAAGGCTTTGATATGCAGAATTTGTTGAGTCTAATGCTTGTGAGTATTTTTCTCCATGGTGTTTCTCACCATAGTTAAGTACATCTCCCAGACCAAACTGGAATGAAGTATACAAGCGTTGCATTGTGCCCATTAACCGCGCCCACTCATCGTAATCAAGCTTTCCGGTAAATGTAATACCGGTAGTGCTTACTACAATACTGTCAGGTAGGCTACTGAATCTAACAATCTCATGACTCATCTATTGTCTCGCTTGCTGTCAATGTTTTGATCGTTACATTTTCTGTAGATCCTGAAATACAGAACAAGTCAGGATATTGATCGACAAGCGTCAATTGAACCTCTTTAGATATTTTGCTTTTGAGAATCTTGTGCTCGGTTTTAACCGCGTCAAGTGGAACAACCATAACTGCTTGTCCTTCATCTAAGATAGTAAATGATGGCGCAACAGTGCGAAATGCAACTTGACCCCATGGGCACTTCCATGTCTTGGCTTTACCAACTAACTGACTCTCTGCAAAGTCAGCTATTTGATCTCCATATCGATTTTTGAGCCATTGAACTTTGCGCTCTTTGTCTTTGACCATTGACTTGTATCTATCTACAACAGACTGCATAGCAAGTTGTTCTGCTTTGAGTTCTGTCTCGTATTTTAGTAAACGCTGTAAAGCTAAAAGAACGTCTTCTTCTGTTTTAAGTTCATCGCCTAGCCAACCATCAACTGGACCGGCATATTCGCCGGTCTCAATCTCGTAGTAACTATCACCGATGATGTCAAATTTACTTAAGTCCAATTTATTCCTCCTCTGTCAAGAACACCGACTCTGCTTCTTCCGGTGTATTAAAACCTTGTAGCACTTCAACTACAAGGCGTAAGTTTTGATCTGATGTCTCTATTTGACCAGCCAATTTAGTAAAGACACGTTTCATATCTGACGGGGTAATACCTGCACCCCATATACGCTTGCACTCAAAAGCAAACTGCTTACCCGGTGTAAGTGTAGTAGTTTTTACTGCTTGTGGTGCATCTACTATACGCATGTCACCAGCTGGTGTAACAGGCTCTTCTAGTTCCTGAGCAAACAGTGTGCCATACCCACACAAGGCCAATGCTCGCCCAATGGCGCCCGTTTCTGCCTTCTCTCGGTAATCAGCAAAGTGCTTTTCATGTTCTGTCTTATGAGCCTTCGCAATAAGTCTGCCTGATGCGTCTTGAATCTCAGCTGCAAAGGTACAGTAGTCAGCGCCCGAAAGTTCGGGCACTGCATACGTCATAATAGTCCAGTCTGGATGTTCCTCACGAAACCATGCAATACGTGGAGCTACTGGCAAGTACTGCTTGCCTTTTAAATTAATAAAATGATCTTTAGGATTGAATGACATCTAATTCTCCAGTGTTAATTTTTTCTATAGTTTCATCGCTGATAACTGTAAGTGCTCGCTTACTTAAAGCGTATGGAATTCTCAAATCATAAACAATGTTGTTTGACACAGCATAATCATATTTCTTTAGAATAAATGATAGTGGAAGCCATGCCCATAAATACTTCCAAGGATTATCGACATACTCTTGTATTTTGGAAATCTGACCAATTAACTCAAGGCAGTTATCCGATATTACAACGCAGTCAACATTTTCAATAGTAGATGTAATACACACTAAATTGTTATTCATAAAGTCAGATACGCTAACAGTGCAGAGTATTAGTTGTTCCCCATATGGATATATGGCATCTGGTCGATCAGCGTACATTTCAGTGCAAAGATAATCTGATGACGCAGCAATAAACTTATAAACACCATCCAGATTCCATGATCTAAAGTGATGTAGTAGTTCCCTGACTGACACTTCTTCTGGAGCCATGTTCTCAGGTATTTCAGTGTGTGTATTTTGCAGTAGTAACTCTTTTGTTGTTCCAATTATTGCAAATTTCCACACGCCTAAGTTGTTAGTTAGATATGTATAAGATTCGTCTGTTGTTGCTCTTATTGCCCATAATTTATGTGTACTCGGATAATCCAACTGCACGTCAAAATCATCTGGCTCTACTGGGAATAATCCCTTAAACCTATCTACTGTAGTATCCATTCGTTTTCCTTAAATTTTTTAATTTTGTCACGAGTGACATCAGTTCCTACAACTGACTCAATTTGTTCCATCACATTAATTACTTCCATTAATGTCCTGCATATAACTGTTACATTTAAACTTGCGTAATGAGCTTGCTCCTTTCTGACAGCTCCGGTTTTAGTCTTCAATTCAATTCCAACTCCGATTGGTATATTCCATTTTGAATTGTGTACATATAAATCCGGCACTCCTAATGTGTTGCCTTGCCATCCAGTTGCATATGAATATGAACCGCATGTTGTGCATTTTGTTTTGCCTCGTGCTTTACCTGTTTCAAATATTGTGTAACCCAAAACAGTTAGGCACGAGACGATTTGCGATTGTAAGCTTTTTTCGGTTACAGATGTGTTCTTATTAGTATTAACACTAATAGCAGCAGCACTGTTGCGATAATGCTTACGCAACTTCTAATTCCATTTCTTTCCATATTTAGCCTTGAGGAAATTCCATACAGGCTTGATATGTCTTGTTGCTGATGTTCCGTCTGGGAATGTAGCCATGCGCTCAATCTCTAAAGCTATTTTTGCAGCTGAATAAGATGGCGAACGTAATACATGGTTTAAAACCTGTGGGTACATCATTGTGTTGTTTAGGGCAATTAGTTCTTGCTCATTTAATTTTGTGTGTGCAGTAATTACCAACCTTTCATAGTTGTCTGGCTTGTAATTGTTTTTTCTGTAGTCAGTAGCCTTGACAACTTCTCCATTTACAATTACATGTTTTGCCAATACCCGTTTATGCCAACACCCATTTAATAAAGAAATGATGTGTTGCCTACTCCATGTTGGCCACGGAGTAGGAGGCAGTATGGAAAACAATGTAAGTGAGTCTGTTTTCTTTTGTTCAAGCGCGTCACTTAACCACAGATCATATATAAGTAATGCTGTGTATTTATTGCTCATGTAAACACCATTTGTGTTAGTGTTTACATGATACGCAACAGGACAATCGTACCTTTTACGAGACGATGACATTAAAACTTGGGTACGTATTTACCAGCAGCTCTAGATACGCAGTGTCCGCATTTCCAAGGAGGAGTCCATACACCTTCAAGGAATGCATCTACTACATCAACTACTCTTGCCTTGCGCTCATTATCCCAGTTGCATTCGTTAATATTTTTTCCTGTTCGCCACACAAATGACTCTCCCTTTTCGTATAGAGCATCTAGTGTTTCAAAACCAATTACAATACTGTTAATGTTTTCAGCCCTCATTAATGCGTTTGTTGGAATGCGAAACGAACATATTTTTAATTTCCATGCTGGCCATGACAAAGTAATTATTTGACTTGGTCCAATTGTTACCTCTAACTTATCCCAACCATTTTTAAAGTCGCTTGTAGATGCCATCTCATTGATGACTGTATTAATATCGCCTAACATAATTCTCCTTGGTAAAAAACTTGTGGAGCCTAGAATTGATTTTAGACTCCACAATATGTGGTTGAATCCGTGATTAGTATACCGTAGGTAATTTACTCACAAGTACAGTTCGACTCCCAGTTCTTACACTCATCACAGGTTTCAGAACCCATCAGGTGATAGTCATCGTCTTGTAGCTCATCACCACTGCGTTGTTCGTGGCTATAACCTTTAGGTCCTGCGTATATATTGCCAGCAAAACACATGCCGGGTTCAGCATAACGACATGTAAACTCAAGGTCAGGGAATATATCAGACATAGTATGTATCCATGTATCTGGTGGACCCCACGCTGTATCAAAACCAATAGTCACATGACCTTCTTTAAAGTCGAGGTAGCTTGTGTCGCAAGCTCCCCACTTTGTACCCCAGTTGTTGTACTGCCAGTCAACATTACCGTTGCCTTCTTCATCTAATTCCTGTGGTACAGACTTGTTGAAGTCTAGTACTGATGTGCTTGTCTCATACTTTGTAGTGTGTAACTCAGCCCATGCAGACACCTTGTCTGCTGGGCCAGTGATCGTCAATTCGTTTATACACCAATTAGGCATTGTGTTATTCCTTATCCGTAAACCAACTCACCAAAACATATTCCTTGAAGTAGCGCGTCAATCACATCTTGATCAACTTGTTGCTCTTCTTCAAACGATCGATCACCTTGCATCCATGACTTTGTAAGATTATCAAGAACATCAAGTGGAGATATCGTATGTATCTCACCTTCGTCATCATGTATGTCGATGTACCAAAGGTCAGGTTTACTAACCCAAGCTGCATGCCACTTCTTAACCCACTCGCAATGGTGCAATGCTTCTGTGATTTGGTCATACCAAAACTCGTTGTCGATGTTACCTACTACCCATTTAATGTGTGTGTCACTTGCTTGCATTGCGTCGTACTTCCTTTAGTTCTTTAATTAAACTTGCATTACGTCGTAGTTCCTTCACTGTTATGTCTATCCTGTCCCAAGTTGTGCCATAGTTGGCATCAAATCCATCATGCAATTCATCTACTACAGCTGGCCACTCATCTTCTCGCTCAATGATTTCAGCTGTAATTAAGTCGTGTGATTGAAACTCTTCCCTGTTAACTCCACAAACAAAATCATATGGCCCCCATACCTCAATGTAAAACTCCGGGAATTCCTCCCGGAACTTACGCAGTGCTTTCTCAAAAGCTAAGTCTCTGATATTCCATTCTTCTTCTGTCATTTATCTTCTCCCCATCCTGTTGGTTGATCAACGCATGTATCTATATACAAATCATGTGAACTAAACATGTCATTCCATTCTTCGTATGTGCAGTCATGAATGTATTCAGCAAGTGCAACATTGAACTCTTCGATGTCTGACTCGTGATACACCGACGCAACTAATGCACAAAACTTCTCAATCTCGTAATCAGTAGGTCGCTTGACGTTCATTGCTTCTGCAACTTCATCGATAAACAAGATGACTGCTTTGTCTGTGTACTGGATACTTACATCAGAGAACAATAGTTTGCCCATGCGGAACATGAACTCTGCACCGATAGCCGGGGAGAGAAACTCCCCGTCATCTGTATAGTGTTGGTCACGAGCATAATCGTAACGGTCTACTGACCACTCTTCTTCTTCGCATATTGAATAAAACATTACTAACTCCTCTGTGTTTATTTATTTGTTTAATTAAACCCACGCAGCTGCACTGCCGTGAGCACGGATGACAATATGACTATCGCCATCACACTGTAGTGATGCAGGACAACCTACGCAATCTGTATGCATTTTTAGCATATTGCGATATGTCCGCATCTCATTAATGAATGGATCACTAGGACATTGCTTTAAGCCCTTGCTGTATGCAACATGACGACGATTAATGTAGTCATGCTCAGGCAAGACAGTGAATGTACCCCACCCAGCTTGCTCTGCCTCATACTGGTCATAATAGCTATCACATGACGCTTGTATTATGCCCTTGAATGGCTCTGCAATCTTACTGCGCCATTGATGTGTATAACCACGATGGCCAAGGCTATGACGCAGAAGGTCACCCCATATAGGGAATGGAACGGCTACTGGGTCACCGTATGAACCAATGCGTGTCTGTTTACCAGCAACAACCTGTATTGACGCAGCAACATCACTAGATACAAGTGGAATATTGCCACGATGCCATGAGTCATAGATGGCAGCAACACCTTTGCCTATATTGACATAGCAAGTACGAACGATCTTCTCCTTGCCATTGACAATATGTTTCTTCCAGCCTTTCATATGTGGACATCTGCCACAGATGCAACGGTCAAGACCTGTGTCGATAGCATCTTGTGGATGAACATCACGCATGATGATGTAGGTCTGCAACATATCACCTGTCTTGATGTTGTAGTCCTCGTTGTTAGTTTGACAGTTAGAGATAACAGCAATGATGTTATGCCTAGGGTCAAGCTGTGACCACCCTGTGTACATGCAGTATGAGTTGTACTTAGGCTTCATGTGTTTGCCATTGTGTACGTTAGTGAAAAGGGCTGGATTTGCATCCATCCCAAACTTGTTGAGATATTCTTTAGCTGTCATTGTGTCTTCCTTCTGTTACGTTGCTCATTGTTTTTGATTCGATAAATGTGTGTAGACGACAGGTTATATTTAACACACAAAGCGGCAACACTTGTACCGCTTTGTGCTTGTTGTCTTATTGACTCAATTTGTTTTGGTGTCAGTTTTTTAACGGGCATTATTCACCTATATCTTTTCCGTCATTCCAAAACCAATATTTACTGTATTTGGTATCGTCTTTATCAATGATCTCACATATATAATGTGCCTCCTCTTCACTGATGCCAGCCCAACCAATGTCTACATTGACTGTACTGAGATCATCGCATTCTCCCTCACATTTCTTGCCTCTACAGTCGAGTGCAAAGCCACACTCGATGCGAAACTTCCACGTGTCATATGGATCTACCTCATCGAGTACGTCGATACTGTATGTACGATGTGCATTAACTGGGCAGTCTTTCCACTCGCTGTTGTGCCACTGCAGTTCCCATATGTTTGCTGCAGTTTGCATAATTATTTCTGCAGCTGCATGGTAGTACTCATCTTTGTATCTTTTATTCATAATTATCCTCTTTAGGTTCTATGTGTATTGGTTTGCCAAACTTTACTGGCATGACTCTATTGCCATGACATTTGTA